CCCTTCTGATGGGAGTTCGATTCTCTCACGCCGGACCAATTTAATAAAGCATTCAAATATTTGCGCCTATGGTGAAATAGGTAGACACAGGAGACTTAAAATCTCCCGCTTCGGCGTGCTGGTTCAAATCCGGCTAGGCGCACCAAATACGGGCTGATAGCTTAATGGTAAAGCAGGCGACTCATAATCGCTCGAGTGTGAGTTCGATTCTCTCTCAGCCCACCATTAACGACCAACATAGACTTGAGGTTGCGCCTCTAGTCTTCTTTGTTTTTCTGTTTTAGGAATCAAACCATCTCCATACTGTGGATATTTTTGTTGACGGTCATATGCGACCCACATAAACATTCCACCCATAAAAAATATAATAAAGATAACAAATACACCAACTATAAAATCATGTTTTAATTTTGCCATTTTCGCATCTCTTCTTTTTTTCTCTTGCGCTTCTCTTTTCATTTGTTTGGTAATAAGAACCTTTTGTTCTTGTCCCATTTGTTTCATCATCTCTTCCACTTCGGTGTGTAATGCACCCAATTCTGGAGGACTTTGATACACCATTATCTCACGCAATTCGGTGCCCATTTGTTCTAATTGTTTTCTCATTAGAACCCGCTGAAGCGCACGCTTACCTAAACTAGCATCACCGTGATATATTTCAGTCTTAGCACGCTTTTCTTCTTCTTCAAAAATCGCTATGCACTTATAATAATTGTCATAATATTGACCAAGATACTCACCAATTTCAGTATAAATGCCTGTGTGTTCACCAGAATTAGCTTTCTTGTTTAATTCTATTACACGATTTTTTTCCTGTATGAAAGCATTCTTTTGTGCTACAGTAGGAGGTTTTTCGGGTGGGTGTAATTTATGAAATTGGTCATCAAGGTCTTTAAGAACCTCTTTAACTTCTCCTGCGGCACCCTTTATGTCTTTGTAAAGCTTACAACCGGCCTTAACTGCCGAGACAGCGCCATTAGCAAGTGCAAATAGGGTGATTGGATCCATTTTTAGTTACTGTGCCAAAAGAATTTCCTCCTTTTGGTCTTCGTTAATTTTCAATTGTAAAATTTCAACTTTCTTTTCAAGTTCAGAAAGTCTTCTGTCTAATGAATTCACAATAGACATATCAAAAGAATATGAAATAATAACAACAAAAAGAAACACTTTAGGTAACTCTTTGAACATAACTCTCCCCTATTAATTGCCTGTCATAAAAATGACATTCCTTGATAATGCAATTAATGTGCAAGGAGAGTTGTTGCCACACAACACAATATGAAATAAGGCTTGACAACTATGCCTATTTATGTTAAGCTGATAAAAGACTAAAAAAGGTTATACATAAGACCATGAGTGGAATTTACATATTACAAACAAAAGACGGATACCGAGTTTCCCATACCCACAGGTATGAGGAACTAATTGGTATGGATGCCGACATTAATTACTATGTTGTCGGTGATATTGCTAAAGTCCTCTTTTCAGGATGTTTTTGTTATGATACACTAGACGAAGCAACTGAGCATGCTAAGGTTATTTCACAAATGTATATTGAAACAGATGATGGCATTTGTGTGATAAACTATGCTAAGAATTTAACTTTTAGAGAATTGATTAAAGATGGCAAGAATACTAGACGCTAATGTAGTTTTTTCGGGACAAGAACCGAAGTTTAGCATTGAATTGTCCAAAATGCAAATGATTTGGGCTTTGAATTGGTACTCACAAAACAGAACCAATAAAGATGCAGAAAAATACATTACTGATTATTTTAAGAAAAAATTAAAATTGGATGTTGGTTCATTGGCAAAAGATTGCACTTCAACCTTTGCTTACTTGTGTCGTATTGTTTACAATGGTGGTTCGTTAAATGTAAAAGACCAAATTTGGTTTGATAACGAAGTCAAACAAATACAAGATAAACTAAAAGTTAAGAAAGTTAAAGTTGTTGAAGTTGCCGCCATTGGTAATGTGATTTCAATTCAGGATAGAATCCGTGAGAAAGCACAGGAATGTATCGGAGAGTTGGAAGGTCAATTAGATGACTACATTACTTCAGATTATAAAATTGATGCGTCTCCGTATGGTGTAATGCATACCATGAACATTAAGAGTGTGCATGTAAATCGTATCGTGGATGTGTTTAAGAAACGAAGAATTGAATTTGATGATGTATTACATACCGATGATAAAGAACTAAAAGAAGGTTATAGTAACTTTAGTAAACCACAGTTGAAGAAAGTTATTGCCTGGTGTGACCAAGTTATTTTGGATTGCCAGAAGGTAACGGGTTCAGCTGCACAAAATCGTAAACCAAGAAAACGCAAGGTGAAGTCACCTGAAGAATTGGTTGCAAAAGTCAAAGTATTAGATAAGTTTGAAGAATTGAAACTTGAATCGGTACCGACAAAAGAGATTATTGGTGCAATGCAACTTTGGGTATATAATGTAAAAACCAGAAAGTTAGGATGTTATCATGCCGAAGATGCAGGTGGTTTATCAGTAAAGGGTACATCGTTGGAGAATTTCAATGAAAGTAAATCGGTACATAAGAAATTAAGAAAACCTGAGGTAAGTTTGCCTGAGGTAATGAAAGCAGGAAAAGTGTTGTTACGGAACTACATGGATGGCATTCGTGCCGTTGAATCGGCCTTGACAGGACGCTTAAATGCTGATACAATACTATTGAGGAGTTTGAAGTGAGTTATAGTAGATGGAGTTTTTCGGTATGGTATAGTTTTTGGAATGGTTCTAGTAGTGGCAAACAAAAAGACGACCAAGTGTTGAGTTTATGGTATTCTTTAGATAAAACTATTGATTGGACATATGCAGACTTGGAAGACATTACCGCTCAAGATATCCAAAGACGATATAATTGTGAACTTGAAGATGCAGAAGAAGGAATGACCTATGTGAATAGGTTCATTAAAGATGTAAACGAAGAATTTGAAAGTGTAAAATGAAAATTGCAATTTGTAGTGACCTTCACCTAGAGTTTGGTGATATTAATTTGCAGAATACAGAAAATGCCGATGTATTGATACTCGGTGGAGATATCTGTGTTGCCGCTGATATTGGTAAACCAGACCCAAACAATTTTATGGAAGGCGCCCGTAGTAATCGTATTACTGATTTCTTCAAGCGTTGTTCTTTCCAGTTTCCGCATGTAATCTATGTTATGGGTAACCATGAACATTATCATGGCGACTTTGCGACAAGTGGAAATAAAATTAAATCATTGCTAGAATCTAATATGTTGAGTAATGTTTATTTGCTCGACAAAGAATCTAAAAAGATTGATGATGTTACATTTGTCGGTGGTACATTGTGGACAGATATGAACAATGATAATGAAATGACCAAGTTTCATGTTACTCGTAGAATGAATGATTTTCAATGTGTTCAGAATTCTACTCGTATGGTTACTCGTACCGTTCCATTATACGAATTGAATCCCAATTATACACCTGATGGTAAGAACGGTGGTAAGTATCTTCAGAATGAAGCGGGTTTTCATATCAAAATTGGCGAAAAGAAGAAACAAGAACCTTCTACTTTTTCACCACAAGATGCATTTGATGACCACAAAAAAATGTTGCAATACATTCAGTCCGTGATTGAAGGTAAGTTTGATGAAAAGTTTGTTGTTGTTGGTCATCACGCACCAAGCAAGTTATCAACTCACCCTAGATATAAGCATGATACTTTGATGAATGGTGCATATAGTTCTTCATTGGATGAATATATTCTTGAACATCCACAAATCAAATTGTGGACTCATGGACATACACATGAGGACTTTGATTATATGTTGGGTTCTACTAGAGTTGTTTGTAATCCTCGTGGTTATATTAACTATGAGGGTAGAGCTGATTCTTTCGAACTTAAATATGTGGAGATTTAAATGGAATACGATTACGCCCGTTTTGATAAGATTGTAACTTTGATGCTTGAAGGCAGTTGGAGGGATCCTGAAGATTTAGAAATTGGTAGGGATATCTCTGATTTGCCTGAAGTTAAAATCATGTTCGATGGTTATGGTGACCTAGAAGAAGAAATTGATGGCGAATACAAGTATACAGAAGGCGGTAATAAGAAAATGGAATCTTATGCCGTCTTCATCCATAAAGATGCATTGGTTGAAGATTTCATTTTCCCTGAACATGAAAGTTATGCCTTTACATTTGGTTCAATGATTGCACACCGACCAAAAGAAGAAGTTTGTTTGTTTGCGTGGTATGATGTTGAAAACAATGTATGGGATATTCTACCACTTGAAGACCGAATTGATTCGGATAATGCCATGGATGAGGAAGATGTTATGAAGATTTTAGAAGGTCTTTATGAATTGTATTTCAAACCATGGGAAGGCAAGTTTACAACAGACCCAATTACAGGACTACCGAATTGGCCATTCAAATAACATTATTGCCTCATTAGAGGTGATAACTGTTATATAATAACTATATTATGATAATTTTCGACTACAATCAAGTTGCCATCTCTAATCTGATGGAACAAATCGGCTCTTCAAAGGCATCGGTTGATGAAACATTGGTTCGCCATATGATTCTGAATACCATTCGTACCTATGTGAAGAAATATAAAGAATCTCATGGACCTGAGGTCGTTATTGCTTGCGATAACCGACACTACTGGCGCCGTGAAATTTTCCCACACTACAAAGCAGGTCGCAAAAAATCCCGTGAATCATCTGGTCACGATTGGTCTTCTATCTTTGATTGTTTGGGTAAAATCAAACAAGAGTTGAAAGATAGTTCACCATACAAAGTGATTGATGTTGATACATGTGAAGCTGATGATATCATTGCTGTTTTGGCAATGAAGTTTTCTTCTACGCAAAAAATAATGATTCTATCTTCTGATAAAGACTTTGCACAATTGCAAAAGTTCCCTAATGTTGAACAGTATTCACCTATTTTGAAAAAAAATATCAAAGAACCTTTACCTGCGGCTCAATTGAAACAGTTGATTATTCGTGGTGATAAAGGTGATGGCATTCCAAACATTTTAAGTAGAGATGATACCTTTGTTGAAGGTGCAAGACAGAAACCTATCACAGAGGCAAAGATTATTAATTGGATGAATCAATCACCAGAAGAATTTTGTAATGATGAAATGTTGCGTAATTTTAAACGCAATGAAATGTTGATTGACTTGACCAAGATTCCTGATAATCTTAAAACTGCTATACTAGATACATATGAGAACGCAAAAGGTAAAACTAAGCAAGAGTTTATGAATTATATGATTGCGAACCGTCTTAAAAACCTACTTGAAGTGATTGATGAATTTTAATGGAAGCTAAACTATACTCAGAAATTTTGGCAGAGTTTGATAATGCACCTACCCGTGCAGATAAAATTGCCGTATTACGAAAGAACGACCATCCAAGATTTAGAGCATTCTTGGCAATCGTTTATAATCCAATGTTTAAATTTGATGTGGAAGTTCCCACATATCGACCTGCGGTTGAACCTGCGGGATTAAATTATACATATCTGGACATTGAAGTGCCACGATTGTATCGTTTCATACCTGGTCATCCAAAACTTGAAGGTGCGGTACTAGATGCAAAGAGAAAAAAATCATTGTTGACAACAACATTGGAATCTTTGCATAAAGATGAAGCTGAACTTCTAGTTAAAGCGATTACCAAAAAAGACCTTGATGTGAAATACCTCACACCAAGAATTATTAAAGAAGCATATCCTGATATTAATATACCATGAAAGTTGCTGTTGTTACTCCAACGATTGCATCAGAACATTTACAAAAATGTATTGATTCGGTCGACAAACAAACATATAAAGACCTCACACACTATATCTTCATTGATGGTTGTCAGTATGAACCTAAGGCAAGAGAGATTCTAGTCGGTTCATCTAGGACCAGAATGATTGAATTGGAAGAGAATGTTGGTAAAGGTTGGTATGGACATAGAGTCTATGCTGCCTGTTCATTCTTGGTCAATGCAGACGTTATCTGTTATTTGGATGAAGATAACTTTTTAGAACCGTGCCATGTTGAGAAGATGGTGAAAAAACTGGAGGAAGGTAATGATTGGGTTTATTCACTTAGAAGAATTGTTGACAAAAATGGAGAATATCTTTTTGATGATAATTGCGAAAGTTTGGGAAAATGGCCTGCGTATTTTAATGATGAAGTATTTCACATTGATACATCATGCTTTGCCATACGCCGTGATGTTGCTGTTCGGATTGGTCATGCTTGGTACGGCCAATGGGGCGCCGATAGACAATTCTTTACAAACTTAAAACAACATTTTACTAAGTTTGCTTGCACTGGTAATTATACTTTGAACTACAGACTTGATGGTAACGAAAACTCCGTTAGTCCCGATTTCTTCAAAGAAGGTAATGAATTGAATTTTAACAAATATAATGGAATTTTCCCATGGAAAAACGAACAGCGCTCATTACAGGTTGCGCCGGGTATCTCGGTTCTCATCTAGCCAAATCACTCAAACAGTCAGGTTGGAAAGTTGTAGGACTTGATTACAAAAAACACACATTAAATCCATATGTGGATATCATGCACTATGCAGATATTCGTAACCTTGATGAATTGAATGATTTGTTTTCTCGTATTCAATTTGATACAGTTTTTCATCTTGCTGGTAGAATTGAAGTTGGTCTTTCGTTTGAAGAACCAACCGAATTCTATTCTGTAAACACTGGTGGTACCTGTAACATTTTAAATGCAATGGCAAACCATGGTGTGAAAAATATTGTTTATTCTTCAACTGCTAATGTATATCAAGCATCAAATAAACCAATCAAAGAAATCAATGTTATCACCAATAATTCACCATATGGTAACAGTAAATATTTTGCAGAAAAATCAATCATTGCTTCTGGTTTGAATTATGTAATTTTTAGATATTTCAATTTGTCTGGTGCAGATGTTGATGGAGAATTTGGTGAAGAACACGATCCAGAAACACACTTGATTCCGAGGTTGATTGAAAATCTAAATAATTTTACAATTAACGGATCCAACTATAACACGCCCGATGGAACTTGTATTAGGGATTATGTGCATGTCGCAGATGTTGCAGAAGCGCATAACTTGGCTGCGAATTATTTAAAGTCCAACAAATCAATTATATTGAATCTTGGCACAGGCAAAGGCCACTCTATTTTAGAAATCGTAAACGAATTAGAAAAAATCACAGGCAATAAAATTAACTATACTTTCGGTGAAAGACGACCTGGTGATGCCGATACTTTAGTTGCCGATATTAGTCTTGCCGAACAAGTATTGCAATACCGACCTAAGCATGATATAATTTCTATCTTAACAACTGCTTATAAATGGTATAATAAAAATGACGAATAAGAAAGACTTGGATTTAGATGTAAGTGCAACAGAGAAAATTGGTCTTGAGTTACTTAAAAATCATGTTCATTTTTTAACTGGTGATATTGAAGAAGAAAACATAGAAGCTGCAATCAAGTGGATTGTTTATGAGAACCTTGTATGTGGTTCTAATCCAAAAATGTTAACCATGTATATCAATTCAACAGGTGGTGACTTAAATGCCGCCTTTGCTTTGATTGACACAATGAGACAATCAAATTGTCCCGTTCGTGTTATTGGTATGGGTTCAATTTGTTCGGCTGCGTTTATGATTTTTTCTTCTGGTTTCAAAGGTGAAAGATTTATCGCAAAGAATACAAGTATCATGTGTCACCAATATAGTGATTCATATGAAGGTAAACACCATGATATCAAGTCACACTTTAAAGAATCAGAATTAACAAACACAAGAATGATAGAAGTGTTGAAAGAAAATACTGGTTTGGACACCAGAACAATTAAAGCTAAGTTGTTGTGCCCAACTGATGTTTGGTTGACAGCAGATGAATTAATTGAGTTGGGTGTCGCTGACAATTTTTTAGAGTAGGAGGCTAATTTTCTAAAAATGTTATCTGGCGGTAAAAAATATCAGAAGCCTATGAAAAAGAGGCTTAGAGAGAATGAAGATTTGGAAGTTCCAAAGAATAAGAAAAAACACCATGACAAGACAACATGGCGTTTATTCAGAAGTGAACAGAAAGACAAATATGGCGTATAAAGATTATTTGAAACAGAAAATCAAGGAATTGGAAGAAAAGATTGCTTCCTCTACCGAAGAAAAAAATGCAATCCAAGAAGAATTGAATCGGTTGCGTTTATCTGAATTTGAAGAGGATATGAGAGAAGAATCCTCGCAACAATTATTAAAAGGATAATTGACCTCATAGGAACAAAAATGCATGAAAACATCGTTTTTTGTGTGATTTTGACCTTATAAGGACAATGTTGTAAAAAAACAACATGCTGGTTGACAGGCAGGCCTACCTGTGTTACACTACCAGTATGTTAGAAATTCTTAAAGAAACCACAGTTTGGTCCGATGGGTCAAACGCAAATCATACTTATTTACTTGACGGAAGTAAAATTGTCGCCTATGCAAAATGTAGCGATAATAGCGTCCAAGTATTAAAGACACAAATCAAAATTGATAAAAGGTACCGCACCTTTATTAAGACCAAACATTCTGGTCTTGAAAGAATTATCAAATCCACCCCCACCGAAAGTAATACTAGAGTATTCAAAGTTAAAAGCAAAGAAAAAGAATACTTTGTAGAACTTTCTGATTACAATTATACCTGCACCTGCACGGGTTTTAATTTTCGTGGAAAATGTAAACATATTGATGCTGTTGCAAAAAAACAACAGTCTGCCAATTAGCGCTTGACATTCCTACCCATTTCTGTATAATGATACCTATGTTGTTGAGAAAAGGTTAAAAAATGTCGATTGAATCATTGTTGTTGGATACTGGAAAATCATTGGAGAATACTATGACTGATTTTGAAAAAAATTGTTACGGCATGTCTGAAGCAGATATTCGTGAGCAATATATGAATGGCATTACTGCTCGTTTTTCTGGTCTTGAAATGGTTGTGATGGGTATTTTGTCTGATGTTCAGGAAATGCAACAAATGGAATATTTCACTAAAGACCATATTCGTAAACAATTGAATATTGCTAAATTTATTTTGTCTGAAATAATGGAAGAAAAACAAACCGCTTAATTTGGAGAAATTATGAAATTACATATCACCACACAATACATGGAAAACTATGGCGCCCACGATTGGGATGGAGTTGGTGAATGTCCACAATATTGGAAGTTTAAAGGTGGTGAAGATTATTTTTACCCCCTTGGTCCTACTCTCCGTAATGCTGATACACTAGCGGAGTTGGTAGAATTTTTCCGCAAGGATGTAGAGTGGGACGATATTGGTTCACGCTCTTACATCGTTGGTTATGCGGTCGTAGAGGATGATTTTATGACCGATTTTGAAAAGTCACAATTAGAGTATGATGGCGAGATTCGCTATCCTGCCAAAGTGTTGGAATTATGTTAATTTATACTTACCAAAAATCCAAGAAAAAACGCAAGACCAAAAAGGAAATTGCGGAGTATCAGGCTTGGCTTGATAATATCAACAAGCAAAAAACAAATTTTTCTAAAACACCTATGCGTAAAGTTTTTAATACATCAACCGTGCCAAAATTGACTACACCGCCTGGTCGTGAAACTGTGCATTATCCTAGCAAAGTGACACCTGGTGGTTCTGGTACAAAACCAATTCTTGGTAAAGTATATACGGGAACCGCAATGAAAGGTATCGGCACTTTGCATAAAAGTAACGCTGTTCCTATCTTTACGGATGAAGAAGCAAGAGACCAAGCAAACATGCGGAGATGAGAACTTTAGTATTATGTTGCAGGAAAACAACATGTTGCAAAAATACAACAAAAAAACGCTTGACATTCCTGCCTATTGTGTTATAATTCTTCCATGATGTTGAGAAAGGCACTTAAAAAATGAAGTTATTATCTACTGGCAATCCCAAGATTCTAAAAGGTTTAAAACAAGGTTTTAATACTTACATTTTGCACCTTGCCCCCGCCAACTTATCTGGTTATGAAACCTGTGCAAAACGCACCGCTGGTTGCACCAGTGCTTGTTTGAATACTGCTGGTCGTGGCGGTATGTTCAAAAAAGGTGAGACAACCAATGCTATTCAAAATGCTCGTATTCGTAAAACCAAAATGTTTTTCGAACAGCGTCAAGATTTTATGCTTGCTCTGAAAAAAGATATTGAATTAGGTATTAAACAATCCAAAAAACTTGGTTTGATTCCTGTTTTTCGTTTGAATGGTACTTCTGATTTGGCATGGGAAAAATATGATATGATTCCTGGTCAAAATGTTTTTGGATGTTTTCCTGATATCCAATTCTATGACTACACCAAAATTCTTGGTCGCAAGGTCAAAGGAATTGCAAATTATCACCTAACATTTTCTGCTGCTGATGGTAATGATGCCGATGTTTATCGTGCTATCGCAGAAGGTTACAATGTCGCTACTGTGTTTGGTTTGAAGAAAACTGAACCGATGCCAGAAACCTATTTGGGTCGTACCGTGTTTAATGGTGATGATTCTGATTTGCGTTTCTTGGATCCAAAAGGCGTTATTGTTGGTTTGTATGCCAAAGGTAAAGCGAAAAAAGATACCTCTGGTTTTGTGAAATATCCTACTTTTATGATGAAGGCTGCTTAATATGTGGATTTACGATGAAGAATTTGATGAATATGTTTATATACCAACCGCGGAGGAATTGCAATAATGGGAACTCGTAGTTTAACTTATGTGTATGAAGGTGAAACTCCTATCATGTGTATGTACCGTCAATTCGATGGTTATCCCGAAGGTCATGGTCAAGAATTGGCCAACTTTCTAAATGAATTGACCATTGGTAATGGCATTTCTGGTAAACCAGATTTGTTTAGTTTTGCAAATGGTATGGGTTGTCTTGCTGCTCAAATGATTGTGTGGTTTAAGAAAACACCTGGTGGATTCTATATTCATCCAGTTGACTTGAACCAAGATTGTTGGCAAGATTATGAATACCATGTTTATGAAAAACATGTGGTTGTTAAAAATCCTAATGAAGTGATTTTCGATGGTTACTGGAGTGACTTCTTGTCATGGACTACAGAAGAAGAAAAAGATAATATCGAATCTAAAGCTGTGTATGGTACTTAATGAAGGAAATTTTATGACTACCAAATTGAAAGATTTTCGGTCTCCTCCTTGGGAGACTTCCTTGTTCAAAGGCATTCCAATGGACAAGTATACACCTGAAAAGATTCGGGTGATTAGAGAAATTGTGGGTAGACCCCTCAAAATCCGTTTTCGTGGACCTAGAAATACGGCAGCGGATAATGGACGCACTTCACACACAAGGCAATCAAGTTGCCTAAAAGTGAATGCTAAAACTTTTACCGTGTATTGTCGGTAGACATGGTTAAAAGGCTTGACAAATCAACCGATGTGTGTTATACTGAATGTTCTTAAATTGAATTGGAGATTATATTATGGCTCGTGGAAAATCTGATAAACTCGCCCCGTTTCAAAAGTTGTTGACCATCATGGTCTCGGGCAAACCCGTAACGATTGATGAGATTGATGCCACTCTTGGCAAAGAAATCCATATGTATCGTTTGTCCACTTATATGTGGCACATTAAGACCAATGCCAATGGCGTGGTCAAGGTAATCAAAGAAGGTCGTAAGGCGGTTGCTTACCAAATTATGAACCCTGATGAGATTAAAAAATATCTCAACCTAACAGGTGTTACAAAGTCTGGTTTTACACCAGGCAAAACAACCAAAGTGACGAAAGTTACTAAGTTGGCAGACCTAAATGCAACACCAGTTGTTGCAGAAGTAGAAGCAGAAGTTGATTCTGATGAACTTGAGATAACAGAAATTACTAACGCTTAAGGAATGAAGATGACTAAATTTAAATTTTCTAAAACATTTAAAATGAGTCCTTCATCTCTGAAAGACCTTTCTGCTCGTGGCAATCCTAATACACCTTATGCCAAAACTTTAAATCTTAAAGTTGGTGAAGCATTTGTGATTTATGGTAAAACTGTTGAAGACGTTTATTTACCATACAGTCGTGCTAAGAAAATGGGAATGAAATTCATCACAAAATCGAATTATCGTTTGGGTGAGAAAAAAGGTCTTTTGATAACAAGAGTTTCTTAATCTTTTTATAATGGGGGAGTTGCGATACTCTATGCGAGCAGTTAGTCAGATGCCGGGTGTTAAAACCTTAAAAATGGATCGTGCAGTTAGTCTTATATGGCAGAGTCCGCTCATTCTTAAACAACAGCGACTGTCGGGAGACAGCCAGCGTGCCCCTTATAACCTTGGATTAAAATGAATAAATCACAAAAAGAAATTTTGTTAATTGCACAGGAAGAATGTGCAGAAGTTACACAAGCAATCAGTAAAGTGTTTAGGTTTGGACTTGATGCCTCGCATTTAGATAAAACTAACCTTGAACGATTGACGGAAGAAGTTGGTGATTTGCATTGTATGATTGAACTAATGGTTGAATCTGGTCTTATTGACAGGTTGCAATTGTTTAATGCATCTGGCATCAAACGACAAAAACTCTTAAAGTGGTCTAATATCTTTGATAAGGAAACCGAAAATGATTGATTACCTCAAATACAGCGGAGTATCTGTTATACTCAGTTTAAATCCTTTTCATTGGTTTTTCATTCCTAAAATCAGGAATGAAAGTAACTCTGAATGGGGTGCTCCCGAAAAAACATATAGTTTTGTGTTTTTGTTTTTAACTATTAGATTTTGGATTGATAACGGAGATTGGTGATGAAATACTGGACAGAATTAAATAATTTAGAATCACAAATTATTCGCCTTGAAACAATGCGGTCTTTGTTTAGTGTGATGGCATCTGGTGCAGAAGAAAGTAGTCCAGATGATATTCGTAATGCCTTGTGGTATGTTGAAGGTTCTTTGAATGATATCCACGCAAATTTGCGAAGTGAATTTAATGAGTTGTGGGAAGTTGTTTGTAATGATGACACCAAAGAATTGGTTGAAAAGGTTAAAGACAAACACAAAGGCGGTATGAAGAAGAAAAAACAAATGACAGACCGTGAACTACCATGAATATTTTTTACCTTGACCATGATGTGAAGAAGTGTGCAGAAATGCACAATGACAAACATGTGGTTAAAATGATTTTAGAATATGCTCAATTGCTTTCTACTGCTCATCGTGTTCTTGATGGTACTATCGTTGTTGGCCTCTCTAAAACTGGTCGCAAACAAAGTAGATATGTTCTTTCTGACAACCGTGAGCCTTTGCTCTATAGTGCTACTCATCTCAACCATCCTTCAGCAGTATGGGTGAGACAGTCTAAAGAAAATTATATTTGGCTTGCAAACATGTTACTTGCATTGTGTGAAGAATATACCTATCGTTATGGTAAAACACACAAAGTAGAAAGAGATGGTCTTTGTTTTGTATTACTCAAAAATATTCCTAATAATATTGCTAATCGTGACTTTACACAACCTACTCCTGCAATGCCTGATGAGGTGAAGATTTCTGGTGATTCTATCAAGTCTTATCGTAACTACTATATAAACAACAAGACGCATTTGGCGAATTGGAAAAAACGAACAACACCGGAGTGGTATATTGCCAACGTATAATTTTATTGATACAGAAACAAATGAAGAATTTGAAGTCTTTATGAAAATTTCTGAGCGTGAAGAATTTCTAAAAGAAAATCCTCAAGTGCAACCAATTGTAACTGCACCCGCAATCATTGGTGGTATGGGAACATATCAAAAAGTACCAGATGGTTTCAAAGAAGTTTTAGCGAAGGTTGGTGAGAATCATCCTGATAGTAAATTGGGTAGAGAATACGGTAATAAAACAATTGCACAAGTGAAGGCTCGTGACATTGTTGATAAGTATCGTAATAAAAGTAGAAACAGATGACATTTAACTTTATAAAACTACCTGAATTAGATTTTGATTTAAAAACAGAGACAACCGAAGAAGGCAGACGATATGTAACACCAGAAGGACAAAAGTATCCTTCTGTTACTACTGTTTTGTCCTCTTACAATAAGAAAGCCATTTACGAATGGCGTCAGCGTGTTGGTAACGAAGAAGCAAATAAAATTGCAGGTCGTGCTTCTCGCCGTGGTACGCAATTGCATACCTTGTGTGAGAAATATATTCTTGGTGAATTAACCGAGATGAAAAGACAGTCACTAATGCCTTTGGATAAAATGATGTTTGGCCAATTGCGACCAATATTAGATGACCATGTTGGTGATGTATACTGCCTTGAACAGGCATTGTATAGTGATAGTTTGAAATTGGCTGGTCGTGTTGACTTGATTGCTGAGTGGGATGGTGAGTTATCAGTTATTGACTTCAAATCTTCTACAAAGGAAAAGAAAGAAGAAAACATTCGTAATTACTTTATGCAATGTTCAGCGTATGCTGAGATGTTTGGAGAAATTACAAAACGACCAATTAATAAGATTGTGGTTGTAATAGCTACTGAAGAAGAAGTACCTCAGGTATTTGTGAAAGATAAGGAAGAGTATTTGCCTGAATTAAATCAATTCATTGATAAATACTGGAGTGATATTGCTGTATGAAGCAAAGAGAAAAGTGTTCTGGACGAGGGTGCGAATCCCTCCAGGTCCACCAAAAACATATTGTGCGTGGTAGTAATCTTCTTAAAAGAAGTAGGCGAGTCCATTAGTATAGTATGTTTTTGCTGGGCCTGCATAGTTTCGACAGGGCAAAGAGTAACAGAGTGGACAGCACGACACAGATAGTCGTAAAAAGTAAAACAAAAATAAATGCAAATGACGAAAGTTACCGCATTGCTGCCTAATTAAGGCACTAGGGTTTCGGTTGGTTCACCTCGTAACAGAAGAACCAACCACTATTAACAACAAGGAGTTTTATTTTGAAAAAAGTTTTATTTGCAACATTGGCCACTTTGGCTTTATCTGCATCAGCAATTGAAGTTGGTGTAAATGGTACACGGGATTACTCTGGCACTTCTGACCGCACAGGTTATGGTTTCACATTAGGTGAAAAGTTCGGTGCAGTTGGTGTTGAAGGTGGTTACAATCGTTTCACACAAGGTGCTAACGACCAAGACCGTTATTCTTTAGTAGGTTCATATGATGTTACCAAAATTGGTCCTGTTACACTCGCAGTTAAAGCAGGTGTTGCATATTTGAACAATCAAACTGGTTCTAATGGTTATGCCGTTACTGCTGGTGTTGGTGCATCTGTTCCAGTTTACAAAAGCTTGGCAGCAACAGTTGACTATCGCCGTCAAGAAGGTCAGAATCGTGTAAGCGCATTTGATGGTAATCAAGTCGCAGTTGGTTTGAAATACGCATTTTAAAGACCAGAGTTTGGTGGGTTCTCAATAAAAACCCCCACTTTAATTTGGAGTAATTGTGAAGATTTATAGAAGTAATTATCGTCATCATTGGGTATCACCTTACACTATTCTCAAGGTAGTTTGCTTTTGGGAAAAAGATGATAGTGTATTCTACAACCATGAAGATGTGCCTGGTCACAAATACGACAAGTGGGTTGATTTTCTAACTCCATTTTGTGTTGCATGGCAAAAGTTCTTAGACTTTGTTCATCCAGAAATTAAATATGTAAAAATTGACCGATGGGATACTTGGTCAATGGACCACACTTTAGCAGATATCATTCTGCCAATGTTGAAACAGTTGAATGAAAAGAAACAAGGTGCACCTTATGTTGACGATGAGGATGTGCCAGAAGAATTGAAGTCTACATCAGCACCAGCAAAAGAAAATGAATGGGACACCGATGATAATTTTTTCAAACGTTGGGATTGGGTCATGGGTGAAATGATTTTTGCATTTGAATGTAAGGTCGATGATTCATGGAAAGATAAATTCAGTTCTGGTGAAATTGATAAGAAAACAGTTGCTTGTAAGTGGGATGAAAACGGCAAAGCAACAATGTATCAATGGCTCGATGGACCAAATCACACATACGAATGTGATTATGAAGGTATACAAGAGGTACAAAAAAGAATCACTAATGGATTCCGTTTATTTGGTAAATACTATGAAGGTCTTTGGGATTAAACTTTGGAGACTTTGGGCCAAAGCATTAGGTGAGAAAGCATCAACGAATGACAATGAAGCAGATAAGATTGCTATTGTCCGTTCGATAATTGTTTTAATTTATATCATAACTAATTTTTTTATTATCGCCGGTGTTTTGCGACATTGGAATGACTAAATAATTAACACACCACACATCACACACACTATTTTTTTAATCAATTAATAGGAGATGTAGATGTTAAATGAATATTTAATATATTGGATTCATAATGAATCTGAAACTGACATAGAAACACAAGGTTATGTTGGTATAACTAAAGATTTGAAAAGAAGAATTCGTGAACATTCTTCTAAATTAAATTTTTTAGAGGATAGAACAGTAGATATTTTCTTAATAGGAGAAAAAGAATATTGTAAAGGAATTGAATACCAATTAAGACCAAAAAAATATATTGGTCTTAATATTGCATCTGGAGGTGGAATGCCACCGGATGTAACAGGTATTAAAAGAAGTGAGAAGACAAAACTTCTTATGTCTCAAAATAATGTTGGTATGAAAGGTAAAAAACATACCGATGAGACAAAAAGAAAAATGTCTGAATCACGCAAAGGTTTTGGTATGCCTCATACAGAGGAAACCAAAAAGAAACTTTCTGAAATTGCAAAACAGAGGAAAGTTAATTCAATGTTTGGTCGTAAACATAGTGAATCAACCAAACAACTCATTTCAACAAAAATGAAAATGAGAAACACACACACAAAAGGAGAAAAATTATGAATGCTTTTCAATTACGCTTGGAATTACTGAAGATGGCTAAAGATATGCTTGAATCAGATTATTTTGGCAAAAGAGAAATAATAGCCAATCAGTTCGCAATGGACTGTGACGATGCTAAATCAAAAGGTGAAGCAACACCTAAGCATCCTGGTTATCCAAACTACCCAGCAGAATCAGAAATTATAGCAAAAGCCACAAGTTTAAATACTTTTTTGTCTATGACTTCCGATCCAATTAAAACTACGACCAAAAAGTCTGTTTAATGGGTGACAGCACTCCTTTCTGGAGTGCTGTTTTTAACACACACAAGGAGCAAAATGCGAAGTAAACTTATAATTTCTAGCATCTTTTTTTCGTTATCAATTTTATTTTTGTCTTTAATCAGCATAGACACTTATAATATTCTGCCTATCAAATCAACATTCAACAACCTGACTGTTGAAGCACAAAAACAAGTAACCTGCTTAGCTGAAAATATTTACTTTGAAGCAGGCCACGAACCACTAGACGGAAAGAAAGCAGTAGCCTTTGTCACTTTGAATAGATTACAATCAGGTTATGCCGACAGTATTTGTGAAGTGGTACAACAAAAGAAAGGGCATGTTTGCCAATTCTCATGGTATTGTGACAATACATTTACCTCTAGACGCTTGACAATCAAACAGACTTCATTGTATAATGATATCTTACAGTTGTCTACGAATGTATTTTTAAATTTTGAACGAATGGATGATGTGACCAATGGTGCAACCTATTATCATGCTGATTATGTAAAACCTAACTGGACAAGATTACAAAAGGAGACACAAATTGGGAGACATATTTTCTACAAAAGCAAAATCGACCAAATCGACCGAAACAGAGGAATTATTTAATATGAATAAAGATATCTTAACTATTGCAATATCGGCAGTAATTGTATTATGTACCGCAATAATTGGTGCAATCGTGTATAATGTTAATGATAGAAACAATATGGCGAGAAACATCGAGGCCGCAATCGCTAAAGGTGTTGACCCATTATCCGTGAAGTGTGCATATGAAACAAATTCTAATCCAATCTGTATAACATACGCCGCTACAACCAAGAAATAATTTTAGGAGTATATTATGGCTATTCAGCAAGTGAGTGTTAATCAAATTTCAAACCCAGCAGACCGTGAAAAGTTGCTGAAGGTTATCCGTGAGGTGTCTGATTCAATGGCACGGGCACAAGGTGAACAAGAATATATCCGTGAAGCAATTACGGATATTAGTAAAGAATTGCAGTTACCTAAAAAGATAGTTGCAAAAATGGCGAAGGTCTATTTTAAACAGAACTATGATGAAGAAGTTGCTGTGCAAGACCAATTTGAAACTCTTTATGAAACGATTGTAAAATGAAATATATTTTTAAACAAATAGATGATATCTCTGGTGCAAATGCAGTCACCACAGTTGAATTTAATGCAGATACAATACCAACTATTCTCGAACATTTTGAAATGTTTCTCCGTGGTTCAGGTTTTCATCCATCAGGTGTGTTAGATTTTGTAGATGAAGAAGAATATGTAGATGAAGAAGAATATTGTCCTAAATTTGAACCTGCTGAAGAAGATTATGAGGAAGAGGAAGAATCGGCCGCAACTGCACAATGGCCATTCCCTCTAACACGACCTACTGAAGCTATTCAACAAGAATCAATTTATGATGGTGACTTAAATTCACCTAGTGCAGGTTCTGGTCCTGCGGTAATGGATTGGACTGCGGCACAACTAATTAAAAATGCAAAAAAAGATTATTGTGAAATCTGTGGTATTAATTTAGATGTAATGGCAAATCAAAAATGTTGGGATAAAAACTGTCCAAAAGGACCAGATGCCAACTAAAGACGAAATGGCAAAATTTGCCAGGTCCATAGAAGAATATGTTGCAAATACGAACTACAATTACATTGAAGCGATTGTAGAGTATTGTAAAACAACTGGACTTGAAATTGAAGTGGCAGCTACATTAATCAATTCTAATCTAAAATCAAAGATTGAGAATGTAGCATTAGACAATAACATGCTAAAAGAAAAAGGTGCTCGGTTACCAATATGATATCAGGTTATGAAGCTTTTGGACTTTATCAGTCTCTAAAACTTCACTTCACAACCGACTCATACGATTACTTCAAATACAATGGCAAAACTAGTATTAGTATTACATCTTTTGAAAATCGTAAAGACAAATATCACTTCTACAAATTGTCTCGTAAGTATACCAACAAAGATGATTTAATAAATTTCATTGTTGCTAATTTTGTAGAAGATGAAAAGTCTTGGGTCGGTACTTTGTTGCAAGAAGAGGCCGATATGAATTTCCGTAAACGACAAAAAGTAATCCAGTCACTATCGTATACCTTTGAAAATGATTGTAAAGTTATTTTTGAAGATTGTAAAGTTAATCCCAATCAGGCATTAATTACAGATGGTGACTATCCATTACTATTGACCAAGACTTTGAGAAAAGAAATACAAATTGAATCTTTGTGTTTACTTAATCAGATTCTTGGATTCTTCCCAATGTGGACAAGTAAAATCAATGACACTATTCGATGGCCTGCATATAGGCAGAAGTGTATCAAGTATGCCACTTTTCTACCACAAGATAGTGTAAAATACAAGTTGATTTTGAAAAAGGTGTTGAATGAAAATCTCTAAGATTTATTTGGATATGGACGGTGTTCTTTGTAATTTTGAACGCCGTTATTTTGAACGATACAATGAGTTACCCGGTTCAATGCGTGACCGAAAGGACTTTAATATACATTGGGACGATTTCATTCTAAATTATCAGTTTGAAACTTTAGACTGGTGGCCTGGTGGTCAAGACCTGCTGACCTATGTTAATTTTCTACATAATGAACATGGGATTGAGGTCGAAATGCTAACTTCTTCTGGTGGACAAAAACATCATACAGAAGTGGCAAAGCAGAAGCAAGTATGGTTGGATTCTAAAGGTATTCTTTTTAAGGCGAATGTCGTTGCAGGTCGGAAAACAAAAGCCGAATATGCAAAACCAGACACAATCCTTATTGATGATACACCTGATGTAATTCAATCATTCAATGCGGCAGGTGGTATAGGTATTCTGCATAAAGAGGTCGGTAACACTTTGTTGAAACTGAAATCTCTGGTTACAGAAGACATATATAATCTGATATAATGCATAATGTGGATAAGAAACTATACTAACATAAAATTTATACAAGGAAAATACATATGAGTTCATTTGCTAATCTTAAGCGCAATCGTAGTGATATCAAAACACTAACCAGAGCGATTGAAGCAACCTCTCAACCTGCTGAAGCAGGATCCAAAGATGACACACGTTTCTGGCAACCAGAAGTAGACAAAGCAGGTAATGGCATGGCCGTTATTCGTTTTCTTCCTGCTCCTGCGGTTGATGGTGACGATGCTCTTCCATGGGTTCGCACATTCAGTCATGGTTTTCAAGGACCTGGTGGTTGGTTCATTGATAACTGTCTCACAACTCTTAATGAGAAGTGTCCAGTTTGTGAACATAACAATACACTATGGAATTCTGGCATCGAAGCCAATAAAGATATTGCTCGTAAACAAAAACGCAAGTTGACTTACGTTGCAAACATTCTGGTCGTATCAGACCCAAGTAATCCATCTAACGAAGGTGAAATTCGTTTATACAAATTCGGTAAGAAAATCTTTGATAAGATTACTGAAGCAATGAATCCTGAGTTTGCGGATGAAACACCTGTTAACCCATTTGACTTGTGGGAAGGTGCTAACTTCAAGTTGAAGATTCGTAATGTTGAAGGTTATCGCAATTATGATAAATCTGAATTCGCCACACCAGGTGCATTACTTGATGGTGATGATGTTAAACTTGAAGAATTGTGGAAGAAAGAATATTCTCTGAAAGATTTTACAGAGAAGAAACAATTCAAACCTTATGACCAACTCAAGTCTCGCCTTGATAAAGTTCTAGGTTTTGAAGGTGCAGCACCTGTATCTAAGGCAGATACTGCCGTAGTAAGCAAGTTTAATGATGATGATATTTCTGTGATTGATAAACCAGTTACAGAAGATGAAGATTTGGATTACTTCAAATCACTTGCACAATAAACAAATAAAACTTTGTTTGACCCTGCTTCGGCAGGGTTTTTTTATGCCGATACGGATTGTAAACCAACTAATGTTTGAAACAATTCGTTATCATAAGCAGTGCTAGCTTTACCACTAGAAGATGGTGTATTAGATGCTACATTAGTTGGTTTGTTAGTTACATTTGTATTTCCACCAGTTGGTGTCATTGCCGCCATTTTTGCATCTGCAACAGAAGTGGATGTTGATGCAACAGCAGTACCACTTGATGGTGATGAAGGTGCAACAGAAGGAGAACCAGATGAAGCAAATAAAGCACCTTCATGTTGTCTTCTTTTAACAAGAGTTGCATTTTCAACTCCACCAGCAGTTCTAATTCCTTTTTGAGAAATTATATTTCCTGCTTTAGAAAAATCACCTGCCATAATTGCATCTTTAAGTCCTTGTTTAACTAAAGATGCTGTTCCACCTGTATTATATGCGTAAGAAATTAATGATGCTTTTTGTTCATCATTAAGTTTACTCCATGCTTCACCTAAAGGTGCAGCTGCAGCTTTTTCATATTTTGGTAAATCCATTTCTAATAATTTTTGAGATTGAGTTTTACTTAAAACTGTATCAATGCCTCTTTCACCAGAGATTGGAATTGATTCATTTCCTGCTTGAATAAAACCACTATTATATTCAGAGTCTTTAATTTGATGACCATATCCTATGGATACTAACTTTTTTTGGCCAGGAGGATCAAAATATGCTTTTCCACCTTTAGGAAGACCTTCTTCTTTTACAATCATTTCTGATGCTTTTTGTATATAAGAAGATGTGCTTCCACCAGATGCACCACTTGGTATTGATTTTGGTGATGTTCCACTAGAAGTTGCAGTAGATGACATTGGTGAAGGTGTTGTTGATGCCTCACCTGAAGTTACATAACCACCAGAACCTGTCATTATCGGTGCACCAGAACCACTTCTGATTACATTTGATGGTACTGGTGTTGCACCCTTTTCATCAACTCCATATCCTTCTGTTGTTTGTGAAGTTGATGAAACATTTTCTGGATTTACAAGGCCTCTTCCTGCGCCGGCCGGTGAGGCTGGCAAAACAGTTGGTGTTGGTGCTGGTGGTGCTGATGGCATATTGACCGCCAGAATTTTCTGATATTCTTCTTTTAATTTTGGATCACAAACATTTAAAATAGTTTGTAAAGTTATTTCTGGATTTTTTGGATAATATTCTCTGATAAAATTTTCAGCAGAAATTCCAAACATTTTTTCTTTTATTAATGTTTTAATAATTCCATCAGCATCACCTTGTGTAAGAGAACCCGCTCTTGCTTCTGCCGCATTTCTTGCACCAGCGGTTTTATTTGTTGTGCCTTCTGTTGCAGCTCTGTTTGATGGAACATTTTTATATTTTTCTGGATTGGATGCAAGTTCATCATCTCTTAATTTTTTAGCAAGAGCAACTGTTGCTAAGACTCCAGCTGAAGCCAAAAATAAAGGACTGGTAACTACAGATGATGCCACAGTTACAAGTCTTGTTAAAGTAGCAGACTTACCCATAGATTCTACAATACCACCAATTAAACTAGTCTCATCACCAGCAGTTCCACCAGTAACAAACAAGGCACTTTCTGGTGATTGACCATCACGATTTTGTTTTCCAACAAAAGCTGATTTGGCCATTTTACCAATCATACCTTTACCCGCAATTTTTCCTATAGTGTTTTCGTAAGCAGTTTCTCTATCCTTTGCATTTTTAAAAAAAATGTCTGTTTTACCAGTATTTGCTGAACCACCTTGTAATTTGACTAACTTAAAAATATTCAATTTCATCAAATTCATATCTCTTGCCATCATAGGCAAAGTCATAGTATTTTTTGCAGTTAAACTTGATGTTGCAGCTAGAGTATTCAATACACTATTGTCGATTCCTCCACCCACATTACTAGAAACTTTTTCGGCAACTCCTTTACCTCTAGTCGCATTAAATGATTTTAAAGAAGGAAACATAGAAACAAGAAGACCCGATTGGTCAAGCATTTGTCGTGGGTCTATTTTTTCTTTTAAACTTTTACCAATAGAAGAAGCTAGACCACCACCGGTCTTTTTTTCACTTCTATAGATTTCTGCGAGTCTTGATGCCATGTTTATCTCTTAGCTAGTTTTTGTTGTTTTAATTTTTCGTTTTCTTCTTCCAAATACTGAATCAATAATCCTAAATAAATTTCTCTTTCCCACGGTAACATATTTTCTAATTCAGTCAAACTATATTTGTGGTGTTGCATAAGTGCAAAGTTTGTGTGATAATAGTTACCTAAATTTTCGTGAGAAAGAGCTATATGAAAAAACTTTGAAGTCCTTCAACAGGAATCTTTTCTTCATATTTACATTTCTTACACTTAAATTCAATTGTGTGTTTTATTTTAGGTGCAGTTTCAAAGAAATTTTGTATTTTTTCTAAATCTTTTTGTTGCATACTATCAATAAATTCAATAATTTCTTCTCTTGGAGTATCTTTTGCTTTGTAAATATTATCTGCATCATACACATAGTCAACACAATTAATCAGTAACTCCATTAAAATTTCATCTTCTGATTTGCCATCTAATTTTGTAATCATTTCAAAAGTTGGATACTTCATAACAATGCCCATCTTCTCACTTAACTTTATAGTGTTATTGTGACTTTCACCTTTTGTAGGCTTTATGTCTAATAGTTTTATCTCAAATTTCTCAAGTGAATCACATTGCTTATCTTCACCCTTTTCATCTTTGACTATATTATTACATTTGTACCTAAGTTCAACAATTTCATTAACAGACCTTGCTCTTAAATTTAAGAACAAATATTCCAAATCAAATGTTGGAAGGTCATCAACATTGATATCATCCACAACACAATTTTTCAGTATTTGTTTTACAACATTAACTGTTTCATCATTATTGTCTTCTCCTTGAGATATCATCAGTAAAAGTTTTTGTTCTTTTACAAGAAAAGGTCTAAACCTAATTTTCTTTCCAGATGATATAAGTGTCAATTCATAAATTGGTACATCTAATTTTGGTAACATAATAACCTCGCTTTTAAATAATTAAAGTGCTTTTCCAAAAGGCAACAATCTTGAACCTGCAGAACCAAACAATGCAGCTGCTGCAGCACCAACGTCATAAGTGCCTTCGTAAATTGTTTTATATTTTTGATATGCAAATTGAACTTGTAGTCTATGAAATGAATCATCAGCCCAACTAACTGCTTGTGATGCAACTCCAATTGGAAATGCATCAATCAATTCTACTGCATAAATTTGTTTAATGAAATCATCATATTGAATGATTTTAACATTAGTCATATACCTTGATTTATTTCCTTTTGGAAATCTCAAGTTATTTGTATCTGTTGGGTGAATTGCTTCCATCCAACGGTCGAATAATTTTCTCTCATAAAATTCATTGGTACATAAAAATGTCAATGATGTGTCACCGTATTGTGTTTGATAAGGAATTTTGAATGTTGGGCCATAAATTTTAGCATCGGCTGTTACTAATGTTTTACCAGGCAATTCGGCAGATTCACATTGTAAGGCCAAGTTTCTTGATAGTGATGCATTAGATGTTCTGGAATAACCATTTGAATCTTCTTGAGCACCAGGTCTATCTAAAGCAGAATTGATTGCATCCGATACATTACCAAAAATTGAATTTGGAAAATTTAAAATCTTTTCAAGAATAGAATTTCCAACAAAAGAATTGATGTATGGAGGAATAGGAAGAATAACTTCAAATCGTGAAGTCTTTGCTGGGCCATCTTTAGACCTAATATTAGATAGAAATAAATTTGGTGAAAACGACATTAGAATTTTTTCCTTGAGTCTGCGTAAACTTTACTTGTGCTGGCACCAACAAATGATTCTACAGGTAACAATGCAGCAATATCCCATTCATCCGCAGATATTTCTAAAAAACGTGATTCAATTTGAGTAAATAAATATCTTTTGATACAAGGTGTTGCCTCAAATATTTTTGATGCGGCCGACAAATATCTGTAGTTAATTTTTAGTTTTGTTTTATCATCATAAGTATTATTACTAGCCGTGTCACTCAATTTATCCAATAAAATCATCCGATGTTTAGGATGAATGTAGTGTAGATTTAATCCTAAGAAACCGTCAGGGTATCTTTCAATTGGAATTACCAATGGAAAACGGTCATAATAAGGCATCGTGTCTTTTGTCTTTGGGTCATAGAAATAGAAATACATTCTTCCAATCATTGAATGATTTTTAAGTCTATTCCTGTCGTTCATCAAAGCAGTTGAAGTTGGTTTCAAGTCATTGACTTTTGCTCGTAACCATGTCCTAGATGCATTGGTTCTAGGAGTCAAACCTTCTTTTGCGAGTGACGTTTTAATTCTATCAAGTAATTTTGCCATCATCTATTTATCTTAAATGCCAAGGTCTTTTTCAGTTAACACTTTGAATTGCCAACCATGTTCTTTACAGAATAAATCGGCAGCTCTCCATTTTTCCTGATTAACGGCATATGTTGCCGACTCTTGGATGAACCGTGCCGTTTTACGTCTCCGCACTGGTTGTTTTGTTTGTGACTCTGGCTTTACTTCCAGCACCATTGTTGTCTTCTGACCATCTTTCCGTTGGATCCTAACGATGAAGTCTGGAAAATAACGATGCACTTTTTGGTCGATAGGAGACTTATAAGGTATGGCAATTTCCTCAGATGCCCACCAAATAACTTTTGGGTTATCATCTAACCACTTCATTACCTTAAATTCCCATGAAGAACGGTAAACAATATTACCTGCTTTTCCATTATACTTTTTTGGGTTTTTAGGATTGAAAATTCCTTTTTTATAAGACATAAATACTATCTATAACTCCTATAGGACAATCATGGCACTTTTTGGATTTTCAGACATATCATTCAATAAGAATGAAAGAGGACCTCTTTCCAGTCTTTATAAAAATGAGTTCAGCGCTAATACATATAGATACCCATTAGATATTGGTAGTGCTGATAAAGGTCACTATATGATGATTTATATCAGACAACAAAAAGATAGTGCATTTAAATCTGCAACTATGGATGAATCAGTTTTAAACGCTAATGGCAGTATTACAGAAAAAGATGTTGTAAATATTTCCCAAGGCAAATCAGCAGTTTCTTTTGCAAATGAACTTATATCAAAAGTTAACGGTGGACTAAATCAAATAAATCAATCTACTAATGGTGTTTTAAGTGGATTGACTTCCTCATTATCTAAAGGTATTGGTGATGCAGCCAAAGGTTTAGAGGGTGGAATTAATAATCTTTTTGGTCAAGCGACCACATCTTTCACTGGCGATTCTGGTGCAACAAAAGCAATTATTGATACTCGTCTTAAAAATATTACTGATAAAAGATTTAGTATAACAAAGAAAACCGAGTTAACTACCGATGCTATTGCATTGTATATGCCAGATACATTAAATTATGTTTACTCACAGGGATATAGTGATTTAGCACCAGGAAAATCAGCACTAGCGCAAGCAATAGTTGCTGGAGCAGCAGGTTATGAAGCATATCAAAAGAATACTGGCATTGATGCATTAACAAATAGTGGAAGTCAAATTTTAAAATCTTTGGCCGCATTAGCAATAACCAAAGGCGCAGAGAAAAAATTAAATCCCGAAATTGCAGCTCTAGGTGCTTTTGCTGCCACTGGTGTTGTTTTAAACCCAATGATGGAATTATTATACACAGGCCAAAGTCAATTTAGAACATTTCAATTTGATTTTTTCTTTTATCCTAGAGATGAAAGAGAAGCTCTTGAGGTACAAAAAATAATTGAAAGGTTAAGATTTCATCAAGCTCCAGAAATATCTGGAACATTTAAAGATGGATTTTTAATTCCTCCATCTGAATTTGATATTCGGTTTTATTATAATGGTGCTCAAAATCCAAATATACCACCAATCGGAACTTGTGTTTTAGATAACATAAACATCAATTATGCACCAAATGGTTTTAGTGCATATGAAGTTCCAGAAGAAACTTTTCCCTCTTTAGGTAGAACAGGTATGCCTGTTGCGATTCAATTAACTTTAGGATTCAAAGAAGTTAGTTATCTCACAAAAGATGATTTCAATTCTGGATCAAGTGCTAATTTAGGTCCTATGGAATATAGAGGCGGAGATGGTGGATTTGCTTGATTATTAAAAAACACTAAGGATCTTAAAAATTTATGGCAAAATATTTTAATTACTTTCCAAAAACATTTTATAGTAATGATAATACATCTACTGGTTTAGATTCTGTAACAAACATTATTGCGAGGTTTGGATTTGAACAATCGTTGAAAAATAATTCATCGGCATTTTACAAGTACCAAATACAAGAATCAGATACACCAGAAATCATTGCACACAAATATTATGGTAGCGCAGAAAGACATTGGATTGTTCTATTGTTTAATGATATCATTGACCCACAATTTGATTGGCCATTAAAATATGATATTTTAATTAATTTTGTGGATGCGAAATATACTGCAAATGGTGCGGCAAACACAACAGTTCAAACTGGACTTGCATGGGCAATGAGTACCAATAATATTCAAGCATATTATAAAATTGTAACTAAGACAGATATTGATAATGTAACTCTAATTGAAAAAATTCAAGTTGATGCAAACACATATGCAAATGTATCTACATCATCAACAACAATTACATTACAAAGTGGTGATGTAATTACTCAAGCCGTTACTAAAGAAAAGAAAACTTATTATGATTATGAAATGGAAGAAAATGAATCTAAAAGAGAGATTACATTGATAAAAAGTGATTTTGTTAAAGAGATTGAAAAAGAATTTAAAAAAGTGATTAAATCATAATGGACATTAATAATTCAAGCCAATTTAAAGTAAATGAATTGGTGATTGTTACCAAAGCAGGTAAGATTGATATAACTGCAATATATGAAGAAATCAATATTTTTGATTCGCTTCTTATGCCTGTTATGAGTGGTAATGTATTAGTTAGAGATGCAATTGGATTATCAGCTGCACTACTCTTCGATGGGTCTGAGTCTTTACTGATGGATATATCAAAATCAGTTAATTCAGATGTTGCATCGTTTAAGAAAGCTTTCAGGATTTATAAACAATCAGATAGAAATATTATTAATCCGAATAGTGAAGCATATGTTTTGCATTTTGTTTCAGATGAATTATTTTATTCAGACCAACAAAAAATTAATCAATCGTATGAAGAATCTTATTCTGAAATAATTAAAAAAATACTTTCTGATTATTTGAAAGTTTCAAAAAATAATTTAAATGGAATTTATGCCGACTCTTCCGGTATAAGAAATATTGTTATACCTAATTTATCACCAATTGATGCAATTCAATGGTGTACCAAAAGAGCTTTGGATGTTGAACAATCTCCAAATTATATGTTTTTTCAAAATATTACAGGATATAATTTTGTTTCACTTTCAGAATTATTAACTCAACAAGAAGTTTTAGATATTAAATTTCAAACTAAAAATTTATCAGGAACTTCTCCATTAGAAGAAATAAGTGGTGCAAAAAGTTTTGAAGTTATTTCAATGACTAATTTAATTGAGAGAACTCGTTCAGGTGTTAATGCAGGAACTTTTATTGGGTTTGATCCAATTACAAGAACAATTTCTTCAAGGCAAATCGGGTATTCTGACCATTACAAAGACATGAAGCATGGTAATGATACACCAAATTTTACACCAATTTTAAATAGAGATGGTAAAGAAAATTCACAAAATTTCAATTCAAGAAAATCATTATCTATTTTTGGAACAGCTAGAAAACTTAGTGAATATATTAAAAGAAATGATCCAACTTCTATTTCAACAAACGAAACAACCGAAGATTTTATATTCCATAGAAAAGCAATTATTAATAATTTAATGTCTAAAAGATTGAAAATTGTTATGCCTGGTAACTTTCAATTATCTTCCGGTTTCAATGTTAATGTTGATGCTCCAATTTTTGGCCAAAAAGAAAAAAAGAGTGATGAAGAAGATAAGAGTTTAAGTGGTAAGTATATAATCATTGCTTCAAGACATGTTATTGGTTTTGAAAAACACGAAACAATTATTGAAGTTGCATCATCATCATCAGGAAATGATTTTATACCATCAAGCAATTTTGATGAAGTCCAAGAAATAATGGAATATTGATATGCAAAGAAAAACTGATTCGAATGATTTTGCTGGCAAAGCAGGATTTATTTGGTGGGTTGGTGTTGTTGAGGACAGACAAGACCCAATCAAATTAGGTAGGTGTAAAGTTAGATGCGTTGGTTGGCACTCAGAAAATAAAATGGATTTGCCAACTGAAAATCTTCCTTGGGCAACTCCTATTATGCCATTGAATAATGCACACACATATACGCCAAAAGAAGGTGATATGGTTATGGGATTTTTTGCAGATGGGGACAATGCACAAGAGCCAATTATGTTTGGTGTGTTTCCTGGTATTCCTTTAAAAGCGGCCAATTCACAAGAAGCATTTTGTGATCCAAGAACTACAACTGAATTAGCTTCTGCACCGAAAACACCAGATAGTAAAGAATATAATACTGATGGTTCTGGTATAGTAATCACAGAAAAAAGTCAAGCTGATAGTTATCCCAAATTTTTAGATGAACCGACAACTTCTCGTATTGCAAGAAATGATCCTGAATCAATAACAGAAACTTTTATACAAGAACGAAAAGATAATCTTGTAACTGGAGTTGAAACTGTAAGTGATTCATGGGATGAACCAGAAACACTTTATAATACAGTTTATCCATATAATAATGTTGTTGAGACTGAATCTGGTCATCTATTAGAATTTGATGATACTCCAGAAGCAGAAAGAATTCATTTAGCACACAGAAATGGTTCTTTTCAAGAATGGTTTCCAGATGGCGATAAAGTAGAGAAAGTTACTAAAGATAATTATCAGATTGTAATGGGTGATGACAAAGTTTACATTATGGGTAAATGTCAAGTCACAATTCAAGGTGATGCAGAATTATATGTTCAAGGTAACTTTGATATGAATGTAGATGGAACTTGTAATATTCGTTCTACTGGAAATATGAAACTTAATGCACCACTAATAGATTTGAATGATGGTACAAACGGCGCAGCTCGTATAGGTGATACGGCTGATACTGGAGACCAAGGAACAGGCGGACCTAATGATACTAATCTTGCAGGAACTAACATAATTGAAACCGGTTCTGGAACAGTTGTTATCGGTGGATGAGATAAATAGAAAATGGCAACAGTAAATATAGATTCCACACGAAATTTTGTAGACTTGGATTTGAATTTTGCAATTCATCCGATACGCAAAGATGTAAACACATATAAAGCAGAGTATGCAGTAATCAATTCAGTCAAAAATTTGGTTTTGACTAATCACTATGAGAAGCCTTTTAGACCACAAGTTGGAAGTAATATTCGCCGACTTTTATTTGAAAATATAGATTCCATCATTGCTGCACAAATAGAACGAGCAGTTACCGAAACTATAGAAAATTTTGAGCCAAGAGTTAGTGTATCAAGTATTACTGCAATACCAGATCCAGACAAAAATAGATATAATTTAAGATTAGAATTTTTTGTAATTAATCAAACATCACCAATTACAATAAATTTCTTTTTAGAAAGAATTAGATAATATGGCAGACCGCTTAAGAGTAACAGAACTTGATTTTGATACAATCAAATCAAATTTAAAAACATTTTTAAATCAACAATCTTCTTTCACAGATTATGATTTTGAAGGGTCAGGGTTAAGCGTATTGCTTGATATTTTGGCATATAACACACATTATAATGCCTACTATTTAAACATGGTTGCCAATGAGTCTTTTTTAGATACCGCATTACTCCGTGATTCAGTAGTTTCTCACGCAAAGAGTTTGAATTATGTGCCACACTCAATGAAGGCACCAATTGCAACAATTAACTTTACTGCCGAATCCACAAATGCTACAACTTCAATATTAACGATTCCTTCAGGATATTCTTTTCTTTCAAATAAAATTGATGGTAAATCTTATAACTTTGTTGTATTACAAGAAGTAACGGCAACGAAAGCAAATAGTTCTTTCTATTTTGAGAATTTAGACATTTATGAAGGTCAATTGATTACATATAGTTTTGCACACAATCAGGCCGCAAATCCAAAACAAACATTTACGTTACCCAATGCAAACATAGACACCACTACAATTAGAGTGGGTGTGTCTCCTTCTTCGGTTAATACAAGTATTAGTGTTTACACAAACGTAACTGATATTTCAGATGTTACAACAACATCCGAAGTTTATTACCTACAAGAAAATAAAGGTGGAAAATACCAAATTTATTTTGGTAACGGTATTGTAGGCAAAGCTTTGCCTGATGGTGCAGTAGTTACTGTATCATATCTATTAACAAACGGAACTTCAGCAAACAAAGCAAATAACTTTGTGGCGGCTTTAACTTTATCAGATTCATTAAACGAAACACTTACTAACTTTACAGTTACTCCTGTTTCTGCTGCATCTGGTGGTTCTGAACGTGAAGGTGTTGATGATATTAAATTTGGTGCTGCTGCACAATTCACAACACAAAATCGTTTAATTACCACTAATGATTATCAAGCATTTTTAAAGAGAAGCTATCCAGCATTAGATTCTCTATCCGTTTGGGGTGGTGAAGAAGAAACTGTGCCTGTTTATGGAACAGTTTATGTATCATTGAAACCAAAAACAAATTACTATATTTCCGAGACTGAAAAACAAAGAATCATTGATGACTTAATCAAACCAAAAGCAATTGTTGCTGTTAATACCGTTATTCGTGACCCCGAGTATTTGTATTTGTTGGTTGAGAGTTATGTGCAATACAATAAAACAAAAACAACTCAAACTGCCGAAGCAATTAAAACGTCAATTAGAAATTCTATTTTGTTATATAATGAAACTTATTTGAATAAATTTGGTGCAACAATGGTTCTGTCTAGGATGCAAGATGCGGTTGATTCAGTTGACTTAAATGCAATCGTTGGTTCTGAAATGACATTAAGATTGCAAAAACGATTTGAACCTAGTTTAGGTGTGTCATCAACTTATGCGATTAATTTTAATGCCGAATTGCATAGAGGTACTGTAAGTAATAAAATGACTTCCACACAATTTACTGTGTATGATAGTAATGGTGTTATTAGAACGGCACAAATTGAAGAAATACCAGAATCATATACTGGAGTTTCATCTATTGAAGTTACAAATGGTGGTTCTGGATATACAACAACACCAACAATAACAATTGCAGGTGATGGTTCTGGTGCAACTGCAATACCAATTATTGTAAATGGAAAAATACAAAGTATTGAAATCTTGACCCGTGGCTCAGATTATAGTCGTGCAACGGCAACTATAAGTGGTGGTAATGGTTATGGTGCAACTTGTTCCGTTTTGTTAGATGCAAAATATGGAACATTAAGAACAGTTTATTTTAATGAAATGGCTGAAAGACAAGTTATTGATTCTACTGCAGGAACAATTAATTATTCCACTGGTTTGGTTATGTTAAATGATTTGACAGTTTTGACAAACCTTTCTAATGATGGGTTAATTAGATTAACGATTGAATCAGAAAAAGGAATTATTTCTTCTTATAGAAATAACATTATCACAATTGATGGAGATGATTCTTCAGCAATTTCAACTGAATTAGTTACAACTTAATGTCTGACCAAAAAATATCATTATTAATTAATAGACAAGTTCCTGAATTTGTTCGGGAAGAATATCCTTTATTCATTACATTTTTGGAAGCCTATTATGAGTACCTTGAAACGAAACAAGGTACTCAATTAAATGATTTGGTCAAAAAATCCAAAGATTTAAAATATCTAAACGATGTTGATTATTCAATTGATGATTTTGAACAACAATTTTTTAATACATTTGCTTCTTTAGTTCCTAGAGATGTTGCGGCCGATAAAAATGTATTAATCAAAAAAATATTACCTCTATACCTTTCAAAAGGTTCTGAGGCATCATTCAAATTACTTTATAGACTTTTGTTTGGCCAAGAACTTGAAATTACATATCCAGGCAATGAAATTTTAATTGCTTCTGATGGTAAATGGGTAGTTGAAAATGTTTTAAAAGTATCTGCAACTATTGCATCATATTATACAGGAAATGGTTCAACAAAAGAATTTAAAATTCTACAAGAAGTTGATGATATTACAGTTTATGTAAATGATGTTTTACAAACTAATTATTACATCAAAAAAGAATTAAAAAAATTAACATTTAATACCGCACCTGCAAATGGTGCAACAATTAAAGTTTATTACAATACTTTAGATTATACGAAGTTTGTTAACCGCAAAGTTACTGGTTTAACATCTGGTGCAACGGCACTTGTTGAAAAAACTTCAAGTAGGTATATCAACAGTAGAAAAATTGTTGAATTGTTTATCAATAGCAAAACACTTATTGGTGAATTTACTATTGGTGAAAAAGTTACTGCCACTTATATTGATTCAGATGATGTTTTAATTAATATATTATTTTCTGGTGTTTCATCTCTACAGACCATTAACATCATAGATGGTGGTTCAAATTACAATGTTGGAGATCCAGTTGCAATTAGCACAGGATTCTCGGATGAAAATGCATCGGCAACTATCTCAAAGATTTTTAAAGGTGTAATTAATAAAGTAACAATCAATAATGGTGGTGCAGGATTTAAACCACCATCAAGAATTGCAGCCGTTGGATATGCAAATACAGAATTAGATTTTGCTATCTCTCAAGTAGACACATCGGGTGCAAATACTGCAAATGTGTTTACTATTTTTTCAGATATTATTTCTGATATAGGCTCTACTTTAATTTCTGCCGCAAACTATGGAACTGCCGGTGGTACTATTGCATTACCAAATGTAAACACACGATTGGTAGATGCATTTGGTAATGTATCATATACTGCGATTGGGTCAATTTCTAATGTTGCAATTATATCTGCTAATGTGGCAGTTTCAATAATGCCAACATTAAATGCTGAGCCTGCAATCTATACCATTCCTGCTAGAGGTGCAACACCATCTTCTACAGATATTAAAATTGATACCTTTGGTTCTATTGGAAGAATAGATATTAACAATGGCGGTTCAAATTATGCTATTGGTGATGAATTAATATTCACTAATCAACCAATGACTTTTGGTTCTGGTGCTGCAGCTGAAGTTTCAAATGTAAGTTCTTCAGGTGTAATTACTGCCGTAAAAATATTACCAAGTAAAATTTCAGGTAATGTTTCTGTAACTTCATCATCAAATGTGATGGTTCAGGGATATGGAACTGTATTTGATACCGAATTACAAGTTGGTGATAGAGTATTAATTCAAGGTCAAGGTAAAACAATTACTGTAATTGCTTCTGCAACATCATTGAATGTTAATACATCATTTACTTCCGCATTTACGAACAAACCAATTAGGCACATTGATAGATACTTAATTGGTGGTCAAGGATATTCACAAGATAGTTTACCAACAATAACAGTTACATCTACCGCAGGTTCTGGTGCAAACCTTTCTGTTCATAGTATTATGGGTGATGGTGAAAACTTATCACCAAAAGGAACTAAGAGAATTGGTGAGATTGAAGAAATTATTGTTGTCGATCCAGGTAGTGGATATACCGCAATTCCTTTAATTGATTTGACTTCTAAAGGTGATGGAAATGCAACTGCAAATGCCACACTAAATCCAACATATGAAGTATTGGATGGAAGATGGACTTCTGCTGATGGTATTCTTTCTTCTATTGATAGAAAGATACAAGGTAAAAATTACTATGTTAAGTATTCATATCTCACATCTTCTGAAACAGAATTTGCAAAATACAAACAAGTATTTAAAGAGTTGTTGCATCCTGCAGGTTTCAAAGCATATGCACAATTAGTTAAAACAAACACCATAACTTTGGATCAAGTTCCAGTTGCAACAAGTGTAGACCCAAATACAATAAGGTCAGTTTCTGGTACAGTAAACGTAGGCAATACGAGCATTTATGTAACTGGAACAGGAACACTATTTAATATTGCCAACTCATTAGGAATAATTTCAGTTGGTGCTTATATTGCTGTTAATTCTCAAATAAGAGTCATATCAAGTATTATAAGTAATACCAACTTAGCTGTAACTAGTGCATTTACGATTACTGCAAATAATGAGGAAATGGTTGTTATGAATACCGTATACGATGCGGTTGTCACAGAGACACTACTAGAAGAAATTATAACAGAAACAGGAATTTCTTTGACTACAGAAGTATAAACAGGATAGAAAATGTCATCAACAAAAATAACAAGTTTACCAGAATTATCGTCACCAAGTGCAAACGGCGCAAATACCGTTTTCGTTGTTGTTGATAAAAGTAGTGGAACATTTACAACCAAACAACTTACATTGGGTAATTTGGACATTGCTATTGATAATGTGGCAAGTTTTGCATATACTCAAGCAAATAATGCATATACTCAAGCAAATTCTGCAAACATTTTAGCACAAGCATCATTTACTTTTGCAAACACAATTAATGTTAAAGTAGATTCGGTATATGCATTTGCAAATATTGCCAATATCAAAGTTGATTCTGTTTATGCTTTTGCTAATATTGCCAATATCAAAGTTGATTCTGCATACGCTTTTGCTAACACAATTAATATTAAAACAGATGCGGCTTTTACTCGAGCAAATACCGCAAACGTAACTGCACAAGCTGGATGGGACAAAGCCAATTCTGCCAACGTGATTGCACAAGGTGGATATAATTTAGCAAACTCTGCCAACATATTAGCTCAAGCTTCATTTACACAAGCAAATAGTGCAAACATATTGGCACAGGCTGCATTTACTCAGGCTAACTCAGCAAATATATTAGCACAAGCATCTTTTACTCAAGCCAATACCGCAAATACTTTAGCACAAGCAGGTTTCAACCAAGCAAACTCCGCTAACGTCTTAGCACAGGCTGCCTTTAATGCCGCAAATACTGCTAATGCACCTTTTGCTCAAGCTGCATTTAATCAAGCTAATTCTGCTAATATTTTGGCACAATCTGCATTTACACAAGCAAACTTAGATATAACAAATATATCTACAACTGCAGGTGTGTATGGTAACGCAACTCATGTTGCCATAATTACAATAACTGCGAATGGTCGTGTATCGTCTATCACTAATACTGCCATTTCAACTGCAACCGAAACGGCCGCATTTACACAAGCTAATACTGCAAACATACTGGCACAGGCTGCGTTCTCACAAGCAAATTCTGCAAATGTTTTAGCACAGGCTGCGTTTAACCAAGCAAACACAAGTGCTTCTGGTTATATGACTTCTGCATACGCAAAAGCCAACTCTGCAAATGTCTTGGCACAATCTGCATTTGATAACAGTAACTCTGCTTTCAATCAAGCAAATACAGGACTTTCTTTATCTGCAACTGCATTTAATATGGCAAATACTGCCAACATAACTGCATTTGCCTCTTACGCAAAAGCAAATACTGCCAATGTGACTGCACAGGCCGCTTTTGATACTGCTAACTCCGCAACTATAACGGCTGCGATAGTTTCTTCCGCATTTGGCCAAGCAAACTCTGCATACAATAAAGCAAATAGTGCCAATGTAATTGCACAATCTGCATTTGATACCGCAAACAATGCGGCTGCAGGATATAATCAAGCAAATACCGCTAACGTGACAGCACAGGCCGCATTTAATTTAGCAAACACAGTTAATACTGTTGCACTATATGCAAGCACTAAAGCAAATTCTGCATCTGATACTGCCAATTCTGCATTAGCACTTGCAGCTATAGCAGTTAACTATGATAACTTTGCAAACGCAGCTTTTGATGCCGCCAACTCTGCAACAACTTTGGCGCAGGCTGCATTTGGACAAGCAAATACTGGATTCAGTAAAGCCAATTCTGCAAACGTATTGGCACAAGCCGCATTTGATACGGGTAATACAACTTTATCAACTGTTCAAATTGCGATGTTCCCGTATTTGAATTCTGCGTTCTCACAGGCAAATGCCGCTTACAATCAAGCAAATACAGAAACTATTGGTACTAATGCATATGCTTTTGCTAATACAGTAAATGTTAAAGTCGATTCTGCATATGCTTTTGCTAATACAGTAAATGTTAAAGTCGATTCTGCATATG